CCTCTGGAGGTGATCCCGAACAACATGGGGATCAACCTGTGCAGCGTGGACGCACTGACGTGGACGCGGCAGGAGGACGGACAACTCGTAAGCCTGACGATCCACTTCGTTCCTGCGCCGAACAGATGTTTGGAGAATTGATCGAGCGTGATATTTCCGAAAAAAAGGCGTGACATGCGCCCGGAAAAATGATAATATATAGTCTTAAAAGAAAGACACAGAGGCGTTAGTCCGTGGGGTCTTGCATACATATCCCCACGCCAATCCGTTGCTTCCTAATGCGAGATAAGGAAGCAGCATTTAACCAATCTCCATAACAGGGTTCCTTCGAAGGGATGATTCAAGCAATTGAGTCGTCCCTTCTTTTTTAAGTGAATTTGTACTTGACACTAGTTTTTTTCATTAGGCTTTTGTTGTGCTTGGATGTGCTCTTCAGGCGTCACAATTTTATAGTGTCAACTCTTTTTCGAAAATAGTTGTTGAACTATCCCATTAATTATTGTATAATAGGGGTGTAAAAGAGAGAGAACTGTTTGTTAAGAAAGGATGGACCCACGATGAGAACCCGTGTATCAGTGAAAACCTGGTTATTGGAACATGATGGTGAGGCGATTGGTACTACTCGCGCAATCAATTTTGAAGTAGGTAAGTTGTTTGAGGCTAATGTTCATAATAGTATTAAATTTCTTAGAGCTGTTGGTGTTGACAAGGAACGCCGTGTGATCATGGTTAAATAGGAGGCAAAGAATCATATGGACAAATCTCCGAGAGTGATGTGTGCTGCACTCAGGCAGATGGCCCCTCCACATCAGATTTTTAAAGGACGGGACCATTCAAAGGCTATGCATGAAGCAATGAAAGTGGGTGTCATTTGTTTTAATTGCCAAGAAGGATTTGTGTTGACTGATGGTACTTTTGTTGATCGTGTTCAAGCTATGGCTATAGCAAAGGAGAACGGACAAGTATACTCCGACTATAGGCGGCACACATCCTTGTCCAGTTATATGTTTTTGGGATCAAGCGTTTAGGCGATTAGGCGATTAGGTGATTAGGCGATTAGGCGATTAGGCGATTAGGCGATTAGGCGATCAAGCGTTTAGGCGATTAGGCGATTGGGTGATTGGGTGATTGGGCGCACGTGCCTGTGAAGGTGTACAAAGGTTGCATTATAACCATAAGCACCGTTAATTGGGACGACGACAGTTACTGTGAGTGCCCTGCCTGTGATAAACATGGAACCGTGAAAGATTTCATGAACCGTGAAGGTGATTAGGCGATTAGGCGATTAGGCGATTAGGCGATTAGGCGATTAGGTGATGCACTCATGTCCGGTGATTGGGTGATTGGGTGATTAGGTGATTAGGTGATTAGGTGATGCACTCATGTCCGGTGATTGGGTGATTGGGTGATTGGTGATTGGGTGATGCACTCATGTCCGGTGATGTACACATGAGTGCATCGCTTTTATTGTGCCCATTTTAAAGGGGACATCCCACAGGGACCACCGCCTCGCTGCCGACGTTTTGAGAGACAGTGTCCATTGCAACCCACAATAAAAAAAGAGAAGCATATGCTGCTTCTCTACAAATTCTAATGTATTGACAGCGGTCAGAAGAAACCTATTGAAGTAAGCAAAGGAGTTGGGTTGGGGAGATTTTCGATGAGTGTCAATATAGTTTTTAAATCACTATTATAGAGAAAATACAAGTAAGTATTTTTCAATAGTTCATGAGAGAGGCCGGTGCAAGGATAACAATCATCCCATCCGGGTCCATCAAAGCGCAAGACTGTCAGTGTCCAAAAAGGTGTTTTGCCGGCATCATATGATTGTATGCGGATCTTAGCACCATATTCATTGTCGAAACGGCAGAAGCGATACCTATTAGCAAAGGTTGTTTTGATAATCTCTCGCATGGCTTTCCCTTTTCCGGCTCATATTATTATACAAAAATTTCAAAAAGGCAACCCAAAAAAGGGGACACTTTGAATGCGCAAAGATAACTCAGGGCTGGGGACGATGAGTCGTGGTGTCAACATTATCTCGAAAATAGTTGTTGCTTTTACTGTTTCAATATAGTATAATAACGACATAAAAGAAAGGAACTGTTATGAAGCGTTTAGTTGTTACTGAGATTGACAAGTGTGATGAGTGTTCGTTCAGAAAACTCGATAATGTCCTGAGACACTGGTCTAATTCACTGGACAGCATATGTACCAAGATGAATTGCAAGCGAATAGTTATCACTTCTACCATCCCTGATTGGTGCCCATTGCAAAAAGCTTGAAAAAAGTTGTTGCTTTGTGATCTGATTTCCATTATAATATGGTTATAAAAAGAAAGGAACTCCGCTATGACAATCAATAAGCAAATCACACTTGAACTAGTAGGCTTGGATGGAAACGCCTTCAGTCTCATGGGAGCGTTTAAGCGCCAAGCTCGCATCGAAAAGTGGACAACGGAAGAGATCGATGAGGTGTTGAAAGAATGCATGTCAGGTGATTATAACCACCTCCTTGCGACTCTAATGGAATATTGTCAATCCCCTGAATTGGATGATGATGATGATGATGATGACAACGAGTACGATTTCATGGATGATGATGAAGATGACGAGGAATAGTGTCAACAAAAAAACCGAAAAAAGTTGTTGCTTTAAATACTGATTTGTAGTATAATAGCAACATAAAAGAAAGGAACTCGTTATGACAAAATCACAACTGAAGCCGCTTCTCAAGATCAAGAAACGTATGCACATCTGTGCATTGAAGGTGACACATCTTTCCGACGATCGGAAGAATGCAAAGCTCGAGATCAATGGAGTGCCCGTTGACTTCAACAATCTTGAGTCCGCAGATTTCCTTTCATTCTGGAAAGACAGTCCCAGCGCCTCAGCGATGTTGCTGGGGGAGATTAAACGCTCCTATGATGAAGCACCCGAAACAGAAGTAAAACCGGAGGAATAAACCGCACCTGATGAGAGAGGGTTTCCGAAAGGAGATCCTCTCCTTTTTTCCCTCGAGTATAAGGGGACACGTTGATTGCGTAAGACGAGTTGGAGAGAGAAATCACAGAGACAAGAGTCAACTTAAAAAGGGGACACGTTGATTGCGTAAGACGAGTTGGAGGGAGAAATCACAGAGACAAGAGTCAACTTTATCTTGAAAATAGTTGTTGCTTTGTGATCTGATTTCCATTATAATATGGTTATAAAAAGAAAGGAACTCGTCATGGAAATCAAAGAGCAGTTCGCCGAGACCCTGCAGGTCGGATTGATCATCGAGTCTGATGAACTCACATTCGTCGTCAGGGTACACACGGTCACTGTCTTCGAGGTGACACCAGACATAGATCTGATCGTCGATACCTATGGCATCAAACATATCTGTCCATTCAGAGGAACGGGGACACCAGCTCCGTGGAACTGCCTGGTAAACGAAAGCACCGTGTTCTAGAGTCAAGTTGATTCTAGAACACGACGTTAAGCGTTGGAAATTTTATATAGGAACGGGGTGTCCCGGGGACGTGGTTTGCGCAATGGCTCTCGATTTTTTTTAGATATAAAATTTTTTTTTATACCGTATACCCCCAAAAAATCCCGTATACCCCCAAAAAATCCCGTATACCCCCATGTTCCAAATTTTTTTTATACCCCAATAAACCAAAAAATTCCATATACCGGCCCCGAAATCATATAATGAATAAATTGATTTTATATAAAATACAAAAATATTCAATATTGAATGAGTCTGATGTGGTACGGCGTGGATTGAAAACATTGGAATGAAGATGATGATAAACAGTTATCTATGACAGACTGGGCTCAAACAATATAATTAAACTAATTCATTTCTAATCTTCATTAAAAGTTTGCCTAGATTATTTTCACCTTCATCATGATAAATTCCCCAAAATTTATCACCCCACCAATTATCTTCAATCAATTCATAAGGGTGTGTGTTAATGAGATTTGCACGTAAATCTGGGTCTTTGAATTTTAAACGAAGCAATGCTTCCATTACACTTAATTTCATTTCTTCCCAATCATCACGCATTTCTACTTTTCGGCCTAATTTACGTGCAATGTCTGGAGATGCTGCTGTTCTTATTTTTTCTCGTTCATTTTTATCAGTTGATTTGGCCGCTTGATATGCATGCTCTACAGATGGATATATTTTAGTTCCGAATGTAATGGGAGATAAATGAAAATTGGATAACCATCTAAAATCCCCAAAAAAACCAAAAACACCAGGACAAATATCACCAAACATAGATTCATAACGCTCTACTTTGGCTTTTACTTCTTCTTTAGTCATCAGTTACTCCATTCGCAAAAACATTTTGTAATGATTTCCAAGTAGCTTGTTGATCTGACACTTTAATAATATAATCACGTTTTGTTGTAGATATGAAAATATTCTGTTTACCTTCTTTCTCAATGCCCACGATTCGTTGTGTATTGATAATATGATTAGGAAAAACTAACCATAAGGGTGCTACACGACTTTTTGCTGTTGCTTGTACTTCATTGGGTATTTCTATGTCGCCAGATGATGTATGGTAAATGGTGCTGCATGTCTCAATTTCATTCATGCTATTATTATAATATATTATTGTAAATTATGCCAGCCTTGATATCTTAATTCATTTAAACCATCGTCAGGACTCATGTCAAAAAAAGAAGGCATAGGTGCATTTGGTGTCTGTTGGAAGAAAGGATCTAATTTAAACATTCCAGGTTGATTGATTACATATGCTGCAAGTTTTAGTGGTTTGCCATTATCATCTTCTTCAACAATATCATAATATCGTTCTGCTATATTATCATTTAATAAAAATAAACACCACACCAATGCCATAACTCTATCATCAAATATATTATCGCCTTGCTTCTTTTTCCATGTACCGTTTGGATATCTAACAAAAGTTTTCAATTCTAAAACAGAGGCAATGTCATATAATTTTACAACTTTACATGCATTGAGCCAATATCTCATATTCATAACACCATTAAATTTTGTATTTGAATGTGATAACACACCCGGCCTGATATCTCCATATAATAAATTTTCTGGGTTGTATGAAACGATATTTTCATATTGATGTATCTCTTTAAGGACTGCAATAACCTCGCTTCCGATGTTATTCCGCTCGATTAATACTGGCGGACAACCGAAGTGATGGCCCACGCGATTTATAATGTCTGCGAATCTTGTGGGGTGTATGAACCTATCAGAATAAACCGCAACTTGTTGTATATCTGTTAGATCAGTAAAATCCAATACTTGAATGACAGAAGCTGCTTTACCGATACCTTCACCAACATCTACGCCCATTCCATATATATGCCCGGGCGCGGGCTCTTTCCATACATTATAATGACCATCTTCAAAGACTTGATATGCTGGTCTACATGATGACTCCAAGTCATTTAATAAATCCATATCAATTGCAGAGTCGCCAGTTTCAAGAAATGCGCAATTAAATTCTTGTTCAAACAGCATTTTATCCCCATGAAGAGCTTCAATCATATCTTGCTTCCATAATTTTCCTCTTCCGGGTTGATCGTACCAATGCACCTCTTCAGCATGCCATTTCATATTATTATCATCTTCGTTCTTCAATGCCTTTGTATATATTTCATGGAACACATTACCGGTGCCTTTGGGTGTCGATGTCATGAAAATTTTTGTTGTGCGTTTTTTTGAAGATGATATAACCGGGATAACGGATGCCCAAAAATCCTTTATCAAATGGTCTTCGATGTGTGCCGCTTCGTCAATTATGATACAGTTCACCGTATCACCTCGAACCGCTGAACCTGTTGTTGTACTTATGGCGATACCCGAACCGTTTCCAAATAATATTTCCTTTTTACCGTATTGATCTACACCCGGTTTTAACCAATTGGGCAGATTTTCATAAGCTAATGCAACACGGCGCAAAATCATAATAGCAGTGCTTTCTTTATTCGCAACTATTACCACTCGCTTATAATCATCAAAACACGTCAGCCATAAGGCATAAATAGATGTTAACGTGGTATTATGTGTTTTAATAAATGTATTGCCTATAAGGTATAAAGAATCTGGACTATCTACCGTAATACATCGAACAGGAACACTATTTTCTAATTTTTCTATTTTTTTAATATAATTCCATTGATTTCTATATTTTGATATATTTTCAATTTCTTTATGTTTAATTCTCTGAGTTTTGAAAGAAATTGTACACACATCTTCTCTAGGAGTAAATCTAACGTCAGCGACTTTACTACATGATATACCATTAAGTGTTGGAATATACTCTCTATATGTCGTTTTGTAACCTAGACTTCGTATTAATTTTTCTGTTTGTTTTGCCAATTCTATGTTAGTATTATAAAAGCGGCAATTTCCCTTTTGATCTATATATCCATCGCTATCTATTAGTCCTTTTAATAAATCCAGTCGTTGATTTCTATCAGATAACATATAATCATCTGGTATATGTTTATTAAAAGTTAAATTATACTGTTTTAATAACGTATTAAGAGAGGTAATTTTTTTTGTATTTTTTGTGGTGGGTCTTACTCCATATACATTATTTTTATATTCTGTAACTATTATTTCATCAAATTGATTGCGTTGTTTTAATGTATTTACAATTTCAAATACATCTCTTTTTCCTGCGGTTATTTGAGCACCTTCATTCGCACCGTCACCCAACCATAAACCCAAAACGTAAGGATCAATAGGTAATTCCCTTTTACTATAATTTACACCCCCCGCAACAGTCGATATCCTATGATTTGGTTCTTTTTTGCTTCCTGCATATAATGTATCATATATTTGTTTTGTTGTTTTAATGGTACCTTCGCACATGTGATAACGTTCTGTCCTATTCTGTGTAAACCATAAGTGTTCTTCATCTGCTGTTATTTCTTCACCATTATCAAATAATATTTTATAGCATGGGCGATTATACATAATTTCGTGTGCTTTAATAACATTACATGATTCCCCCTTACTATTAAATAATATATCACCATCCTTTAATTCGCCCATGGTTGTCCATCCGCTAGGCGTTGGTATGGGTGTGTCTAATGCCAACGCCTTCCCGAATTGCCGTGAAGAATTAATGACATTAAATCTATATTTTTGTAAAGCCTTTAATATTCGTTTTTGTGAAGGATATAATTCAATTTTTTGTTTTCCTTCATCCAATGTGACGATATGGAAATATGTTTCTGCAAAATGTATGATGTCTTTTTTGCATTTTTTTATTTCTGATAGCATTTCAGGGGTCCATGAAAATTCGATATCCGCGCGCGGTAAACGTTTATTACGCATATAAGTTTGCGAATAATCAAGTTCATCATTTATCATATTAGTTAGTGGTTTTTTCATAATGTTATGTTCTTTTTCATAAGTATTTATTACATATAGTAATTAGTATAATAATTATTTTGAAAATATGTTTATAGATTAGATAAATAATTAAAAGGAGAACTTATGAAAAATGGTTTAGAATCTGCGTATGAAATGGTAATGGAAAGTCAAAAAGAAGGAACTGTAAAATCTTCCTTAAAACCAGGATCCGCTGCAATGGGCGATCTTAAGAAAGCCGGTGGCGGTATGGGCCCGGAGAGTACGTGTACGAAAAGACCTAAAGAAGGTGAAATAAAAATTAATCCAGGTCACGGTAAAATAAAGACTGAATCAAGTCAAAAGGAGTTATCAAGTATGTTACCACAAAGTAAATTTGATGGCCTATTCAAGAGACAAATTATCGAAGAAGATGGTTTGGATGGTGATGAAAGCCCTCTTGAGATGGGTGGAGACGATGAATTTAATGATGATATGGGCGATTTCCCATCAAAAGGCGGGGATGATACGAATGAGGAAGTAGACGTTGCAACTGAGCTTCGTATGATTATCGATCGTCTTTCGGAAGTTGCCGAAAAATTAGGTGCCTTCGATGAAGATATGGAAGGTGCTGATGATGAGGTCGGTGAAGCCGGGATGGATGATATGGGATCTGAATTAGCTGGTGAGGCAGTTCAGAAAAGTGGGCCTGGTCGTGGCTA